CATTAGCGGTGGTCGGTGGGACTACATTACCTGTTAAGGCGAGTGGTAAATCTTATTAAGATGGAAGAGGAAAGAATAAAAAATATAATATCTAATTTTAAGAGTAAGAGTAATAACGAGTTAAAAGAAGTTTTAACCGAGTTATCAAAAGATTTTGAAGAGACTAAAGGTTTGTTGATTAAGTTATCCCACCATTTAGATTCTACAGAAAATTTATATAATAGTATTTTAAAAGAGTATAAAAAAAGAGGTAATTAAAAGATGGCAATACCAGGTAACATAAGTAATGGTTCAAATAACTATTTACCAAAGAATTTTAGACAAATAGTCTATCATGGTACAGTACAAGATACTGACGACCCCTTTATGTTGGGTAGAATAAGGGTTTATCCTGAAGACCAAAACATTACCGATAAGTTAAATTCTGTTCCTGGTTTTGATGAATCAAAAGATAAATGGAAAAGAAATGACCCCTTTGTATTCTTACCTTTAATACCATATTTTATTTATCAAGTACCAAAAAAAGACGAGTATGTTCACGTCATTTACACAAACCCAAATGATAAAGATTTAAAAGGACAATTTTACATTCAAGGACCATTTTCATCACCAACAACGATTGAATTTGAAGATGCTAATTCTTCAGAAACTTTTTTAAGTTCAGGTACAAGAAATAAGAATCTTCCGCCAATTAACGATACTAATAATAGTGGTAATACTATTGGTTCTTCAGGTATATATCCAAGACCTATTGATATTGCAATTTTAAGTAGAAGTAATTCTGACATCATATTAAAAGGTTCTGATGATATCCAAGGGGTGGATGGTGAAATTTTAATAAGAGCGGGTAAACATAATACCTTTAATAGTAAACAAAAACCCACACCTAAATCTGACAGAGCATTTTTACAGTTAAGTAATTACAAGACATTAGAACGATTTGCCGGAGTAGATACTCGTTATTCTATAGTTAATGAAAATACTCAAACTAAAAAGTTAATCGAATACGAGGTATTTAATCCTGAAAATTTATTCGATAAGTTTACGGGTCAAATCATACTTTATAATCTATTACCAGATGAAATATCGGGTACAACAAGTGCGGATTCTATAAGAAACAACACTGATTTAGATTCTTTTAAACAAATCCAACATATTGAACAATTTACAAAGTTAACAAAAAAAGAAGTTGCTGAAAAAGTTAATAAATTCATTAAAAACGTAATGAACGGTAGAATGGAAAATGGTCTTTTGATTAATAATCAATTTCCATTATACTATCGTGCCAACATAGAAAATCGAAACGAATCTAGTGTTATATCTCTTAGTCGCTTGAAAAGTATATATATGTTAGTAAAACCAACAGAGTTTACAGTAAACACTAATGGCTTCGGATTAGTTTATGATAAAACAGGTAAAACTAATGTTCCCGTTAAAATAAAAAAGAATGATTTTAGACCCAAAGATATTATAAATCAGGATAATACTGTTAGTGTTATGGGTGCAAACCAACTATATTTCTTATCTCACAATACTACTAATCCATCCAAAAGTAAAATTAATTTAAATAATACATTATATGGTATAGACCAAACAAAGTTAGTTGAAGAGATACAACCTAAGACGTCTTCAGTGGTTAGAGGTGAGGAACTTATGGTACTTATTGAATTAATTGTTAGATATCTCGCGACTCATGTTCATCCATTCCCTGGTTTACCACCGGTACCTGTTAGTTCTGACGGTACCAATGTTAGTGACTTACTAAAAGAACTGTTAGATGCCAGTACAAAAATATTAAATAAGAATATTCGTATAAACTAAGTATTTATAGTAAAAACGAATAATGTCAATTTACAAGTCATATTTTAAACGTAACGATACGTTAATTTTTAACTCATATACAAACACAGGTCAAAATCCTGTTGTTGAATTATTTTTTGGTCGAGTAGATAATTTAAATACACCAAAAGGTTACTCACGTTTTATATTTGATATAGACTTAGAAGAATTACAAACTAAACTTTCTAACGGTACAATTTCTACAGGATGTACTCCGTCCATGACACATACCTTAAGAATGACTAACACGTCTTCTTTTGATAAAGAATTATTAAATTCAACTTGGTCTAATGGTAGAAGAAGGGCGACATCATTCGACTTAATATTATTTAGAATACCTAAAGTTTCAGGTTCCACTGGCGATTCCCAAACATGGGATGAGGGTGTAGGTCAAGATTATTACAACACAAAAGACGCACTTGAAGGCAATAAATCGTTTTCAGATAGACCAGTAAATTGGTACCAAAGAAATACTGTTAAAAATTGGTCAGTAAATGGATTATATGATAATTCAAATACACAAACAGGTTCAACTATTGGATTAAATTATTCTGCACTAACTATTGTTGATAGACAACACTTTGAATTTGGTGATGAGGATATTGAGTTTGATATGACTAATGAGATTAATGACGTTTTATCCGGTGCAACCACAGGAGTTACAGGGTGGGGAGTTGCGTTTGTTCCTGAAGTAGAAAACATAACAGGTATGACTGAGAATTATTCTGTTGGGTTTTTCTCTCGTCACACTCAGACCTTTTATGACCCATTCTTAGAGACAAACTATGATGACTTAATACAGGATGATAGATATACATTTTATGAAGGTAAAAGTAATAAACTTTATCTTTACACCTATGCAAATGGTAACCCAATTATTTTAGACAATAATCCTGAAGTGGATATTCTTGATGAAAGTGATAATATAATTCAAACATTGACCGCTTGTAGTAGGTCTAATGGTGTTTATGAGGTAACAGTATCTGCAATAACGTCCTCAAATACCCCATGTATGTATTATGATAATTGGAGAGAATTGGCATATAATGGTGATACTATTACACCGATAGAGAATGAATTCGTGTTACTTAAAAATGTGGATTATTTTACAATAGGTACTAGAACTGAAGAACCATCAATTTATGGTTTTGATTTTAATGGTATTCTACAAAATGAAAAAATTCTTAATACAGATATTAGAAAAGTTAATGTGACACTTAAAAAGGCGTACACCTCTAAGGAAGTTCTAAAACATGTTGACTGTTACTATAGAATATATGTCAAAGAAGGTAACACCGAAGTTCAGGTTCAAGATTGGACACAAATTAATAGGACGGCTGACGGGTTTTACTTCGTATTCGACACAACTGATAAGATACCAAATGAATATTTTATAGATATCAAAGTGAACACTGACAGAGAAGTTAATACTTATAAAAGAGAACTACAATTCCAAATCGTAAACAAAAAATGAGAAAGATAAGAATAACTGAGGAACAACTTGAACAAATTGTTAAACGAGTAATAGACGAAAAGAAGAAGTCTAAAAAGAAAAAGAAAAAAGACACAACCCTATGTTCACGTGGTAAAAACGCGGCAAAGGCAAAATATGATGTTTATCCTTCTGCATATGCTAATGGATATGCCGTTCAAGTATGTAAAGGTAAGATGCCAGGATTGGACGGTAAAAAAAGATGTTCAGGAAAGTATTGTTAACTTAAAAAATAAACACTATATTTGTACTATAAAATTTTAAAATAGTGTCATACTCAACAACAACATATCAATTAAAGAAAGGTGATGAAGTCTTAATGGAGGTAAATGCCAGCTCAGTAGAACGAGCTATGGATTACATTTATGACGAAATGCCTGAGACATATAGTAAAGAATATGTTGTAACACCAAAACCATTAAGTGTTACCCCATCCTTAAAGTAGAGAATGGATTACCCATTCGTAACCCTTTATACCCCCATAAGATAGATAAGTTATATTTTCTTTTTCATCTTTAGGGTTCCGACTCTCTGTAATATAAGACTTATCACAAAAAGATTTAATTTCTTCTAATATTTCTCTTGACACATACTGATTCTCCAAAAGTGTCGTGGCGATTCTCATATTCACACCTGACTTTTTAATTCTATATAAGTTCTTCTTAACTGATTCTCTGACCACTTTTGGTACCCTAAATTTGTTAAAACCCTCATCAACAGTAATTTTAAGGTCACCAGTACCTTTAATTACTCTGTGATACACCATCTTAGGGATAATGTATGTTTGTCCCTCTTGCAAGACCTGAGGTAACTCCTCGTCCATCTGCAACATCCAACCGTCAGATGATTCCACAAATACCTTACGGTCACTTGTGTCTCTATGCCATATTAATTCTTCAGAATTCACATTTTCTGTAAATACTCTTCTAAATTTATGATTACTAATATTTTTCTGTTTGTATATCATTACCAAAATCTTCCTGAAACATTCTTACCGAAATCTTTATGGGCTCTACACGCCCAATAACCTGCCTTAGTTTTATCTTTTTTCTTTGCACATTGGTGTCTTGCTGCAAATGATTTACGAGCAGCAGGGTCATTCCATTTGGCCGTCATAACAGGTGAACCATAACTTACCTTCTTAATCTTACCTGTCTTAGGATTACGTACATAAACGTACCATTTTTTGGGACCGCCCGATTTTGGTTTGTTAAGTTCGACGTTATTACCTTTGTATTCTGCCTCATTAAGATTAACACCTACCGTACTACTGTATGTTGTTTTAACGCCCTTACCATTTTTTTCTAATTGGGATATTTGAGAATCATTAAGTTTCACTATTCTAGCTTCAACTAATTTTTTACTTATGTTTGCTGCAGCAGATAAAGGTTTAGGGTTCTTACCATCTCTCAAATTTTCATAATATATTCTTAGTTCATTAAAAGATGCCGCGTCCTCAATAGATTTATTTTCACCGGCTGAATCACTCAATCCGATAACATAACCTATTAATGCACTGTAATTCTTTAAAATATCTTCGGTTTTACTTTCGTTAACCATCGGAAAATCTAACGGTAATCTTTTACCTTTATAAATAAAGAATTTACCTAAATCACTATCCAACAACTCGTTATCTAACTCATTCTTATAAAGTCCTTTTTCTCTCAACTTTCTTGCTTCATTAATAACATCAAAGTATTTTGGTGAACCGGTCCTGAAAATATTCTCACTCAAAGGTATGTTATTATCAATATGGTATTTAACATCTTCAGACATTGTTTCAACAGCATTAGTATATGAACGTAATATAGTCTCAATTAACTTTACCTCATCATCTGACTTTTTAGATGGAATAACAACATCATCAAAATTTTGAAGTTCTTTTGGTGCCAATGGTGGGTCTAATAAGAACCTTTTATTCACCCAATCCCTTAACTCATTTTCAACAAAAAATTCAGGTACTGGTTCATCATCAGGTCTATCAGATGCTATTTCAGAAATATGGTAAGCAAATTTTAACTTGTTACTCTCATCCATTAACTTCATTAACCCATCACTAATAAAGAAAATTTTACTAAGTGGGTCAACACCTCCCAAATCACCTTCAGCGATATTAAAAATACTCATTATGGTCTTTGACCACCATGATTTATATGTTGGAGTTTCTTTTAATGTTGGTTTTAAAATTTTATTAAATGCTCTCATTCCCGAACCAACCATACCTGCAATTACTATTTGAGGTATAAACCACGGTAATAAACGTATGAACGCTTTAAACCCACCTTCACCAATATGTTTGGCTAATCTTTTATTTTTGGCGGCAGACACAATACTCTTTAATTGTCCAAAAGTAATTGGACCTTGAGCACTACAGAATTTTTTGGAATCACAAATACTTTTAATTACTTCACTAGAAGGGTTTACCTCTTTAGTGTCATCTTCAGTGATTTTAGGTGTATTATCATTACCACACTTGTGACACATATATAAATCATCACCACCATCTTCTATCTTCCAATTCCAACCACAATTATCACATAAAACACTATCATTCACTATCGATTCTAATATCATATATGTTAATTTATCAATAGATTCTTTTTTATAGTTTTTAACTTTGATTCTAGTTGGTTTTTGTCCTTTACCCGATTGAGTGTCTTTTTTTTCTTTTTCTCTTTTTCTACGACATGCAGAATCTTTTTCTTTTTGTGACATCTTTCCTGCCACACCGGCACCTCTACATACTGGGTATCCACCCTTATCCGAGTCTTTTCTTCCACAAGGAGGGTGACCTCCACCTTTCTTTTTCTTACAAATATTAACCCACGGACCTTTAGGTTGTGATGAACCTTTCTTTTTCTTTTTCTTTCCGAACCAAACCGCTAAATCTTCACTTAGAATATATTTACTCATAACTTGACTATTGTATATTTTCTATTATACATTATATAAATATTACGAAATAGATAAACAAAACAATATTTCTCAAAATGGCAAAAAGTAAAAAAACAACATCACCTACTGATACAGTAGTAGAAGAACAAACAACGAGTGAACAATTAACTCAAGACACCGACGAAAACGTACAAGAGGGACCTAAACCAATTGGTCAATTGTTTAACACTATTAACTACAACAATATGGATGACCTTAACTCGTTTATTGAAAATCTAACACCTGACCAAGGTTTATACATCTTAGTTCAGGCAGCAAGAGCATCACACACTCGAGGAGCGTTTAATATTGAAGAATCTGAAACGGTCTCTAAGGCTATCAGAACACTGACTTCACCAGCCAGTGAACATCAGGAACCAACAGGTGAACCTGAAGTCAAAACTGAAGGATGATATTAGTTTAGTTGAAAAAAGGGGGGTTTAACTCCCTTTTTTTATGCAATAAATTTAAAAATATAGTAATTAATTTATTAATGGACAGAAATCATATTATTAGTAAAGTTGTTAGTAACGAAATGCTAATTAGAAAGGCAATAACTAAAGGTCATAGACCAAGTGATGGGGATGAGTTTCAACCACTTAGAGTTGAAAATGAGATTTTAAGGTGTATGTACTACGGAGAAGACTCTCCACACTGTAGAAGAAAGTATACTAAATAAAAAAAGGGGACCCAAAAGGTCCCCTTTATTATTGGTATTAAGATATATTATCTTAAAGAGTTCATATCGAACGTTCTAACACCATCAACTGTAATAACACCATAGAAACGGTTATTAACCATTTTCTTAGCGTATCTAGTCATGATACCCTTGATTGGTGTAAAGTTGAATGGGTTATACATAGTTGGTGTCAACTGTAATGGTACATATGGTGCGTAAACGTACCCTGTATCCAATAAAGAAGAACCTTTATGTCCCATCAATACAGTGTTAGGTGGGAAGTAAGGGTCACGGTAAACTTGATATCTACCTGATAACGTACCTACTCTCTCAATACCCATGTTGTATTGGTCTTGGTCTGGTGCCGCATTTGATACGTGGAAGTATTCCAAGTCATCAAAGATTGCTGAAATTTCAGAAGAAACTACAATCCAGTTAGCACCACCTCTAAGAGTTGATTTGTGAATTTGAGCTGAGATTTGGTTAATCGCAGTAATCAACGTTTGGTTCCAGTCTTTTTGGTTATAGTTAACTGAACCATTAGATACTCTCTTCCATCCGTTGTAATCCCAACGTAATGACCAAGCCGCACCTTTTCTCAAGTCTCTTAAGATTTCACGGTCAATCTCCGCTGCCACTTGCTCAGATAATAAAGCTGTTAATTCAGCTTCAGCATCGATGTTGTGGAATGCAGAAACGTCTTGTGCTAGTTCTGGAGACCATTGTGCTCTTAATTTTCTTTCTGTTACAGAAACAGTAACTGCTTCAAGGTCGAAAGAAACTTCACCAATTGCATCTTCAAATTCTAACGTTTTGTATACTCTGTATGAAGAAGTGAATGAAGGTGACGCTGCGTAAGTTGTACCTGAATAACCATCTAAAGAAGATGTACCAATACCAGCTACTACTGATGTATCTACAGCTAAGTAGATAATACCCTCAGCACTACAGATATTGTCATATTTCCCACCAGGGAAGTTAGTTGATGCTTCAGCACCGTACTGAACAATACCTTTACCATACTTCTGTGTTACCACATTGAAGTTGAAGTAATTAGCACCTGAATAAACTTCTAATGAAGCCAAGAATTCTTCAGTGTCCATTGCATTACCATCAGGACCGATTAGTTTACCTGCTCCGTCTCCTGAGAAACCTGACAACGCAACAATTACTTGTCTTGTTTCACCTGTGTAATCAGTTGATGTAGCCTCTACTAAAGTACTACCATCCCACTTATAGTTTACTAATGCTTTAGTAATTCCACTATACTGTCCTTTTGAATAATCAAATAGTCCAGCTGGGTCAGAATTTGGTGTTTCTCCTTCATAGAATTGGTCGTACAAGTTCTTTTGACCTGCAGTGTAACCTGTGTCTGTTGAAGAAGGACCTCCTGGTGCTCCGTAAGGTTTATAGTGTTCGCCATTGATTCCGTTAGCGTTCGCTTGTTGAATTTTAGGTACGAAGTAGAACAATTTACCGATTGGTAAGTTCATTGCTTGTACTGATACAATATCGTTAGCTAGTAATTTCGAGAATACTCTTCTAACGATAGGAAAGACTACAGTTTCAAATGAACCTGAGTCAGAAGCGTTTGCTGCTTCGTTAATTAAGTGAGACGCTTGGTTTTCGTATAATTGTGCTACGTTTTCTCTCAAGTGACCTTTCAAGCCATCTAAGAAACCTAACTTGTCCCATTTGTTGATTGTGTCTTCTTTGATAACTTTTAGGTGTTTTAACCCAATGTTACCTACAAGACCTGATTCTAATAATGCTCCCATTTTAGTAATTTTTAATTTTAAGTTTTATTTTATTTAATTATTTTTGACATCAAATCCTTCATTCTCATGAACTGTGGATTCTCATATGTCTTAGACTCTATAAGATTTGAAGATGAACCTTTAACAGGTGTCTTAGATACTTTTTCAGACATAGATTCTGAAATTGTATTTGCAGACTTGCCATCGAATTCTTCTTTCAAAGTTTTATATAGTCCTTTTGATTCTTTCAATGTTTCTACCGAATCGAATCTTCTGAGGATATTGATTTTTTCTTGCTTAGTGGTAGTGTTTTCTGTAAACAAACGTGTAGCGTAAGCCAAGTTAGAATTGAATACTGCAACCTCATTCAACTTCTCTTTAAAGATGTTAAGTGCCTTACGGTACTCTTCATTCTTTTCTCTAAGTTGTTGAATCTCTTTCTTTGTAGACTCGTTATAACGAGCTCTATTAGGGATTGAGTGTGGTTTTGGTAAACCTTTAGATTTGTCAGAAGATGCTTTCTGTCCAGCAGCGTGACTTCTCACCATACCTTCAGTAGCTTCACCTTCTTCCATGTCATCTTCTTCTCTAACTTCAAAATCAGCATCGTCTCTTCTTGCTCTCATAGAATCTAAATCCTTGTCAGCCATTTTACCATGCTTCATTGCCAATCTTTCGTCTTCACGGTCATCATAACCCTGACCTTCAGCCATTTCCTCTTCTTTATACCCTTCTTCCATATCGTCTTCTTCAGATACTTCGATTTCGTAAACAACTTCGTCCATTTCTTCTTCCATGTCACTTTCGTACATTTCTTCTTCCATATCACCTTCAGCCATTTCTTCCTCTTTCTCTTCTGATTCCATTTGGATTTTATATTCAACGTCAGCCTCATCATCTTTAAGTGTAACTTCATCACCATCCTGAGAAACGATAATTCCATCTTCTTCACCCATAGCTTTGAAAACCCTTAAGATTTCGTCGTCTGATGCTCCTGTTAAATCAAGAGGTAAAAGAATTTCCTCTTCACCATCCACTTCCATTTCATCACCAGGTAAGTCCATGTCTAACATATCTTCTACGTCATCCATGTCCATCTCCTCGTCATCCATTTCCATGTCTAATTCAGAATCTTCATCAGAATCCATGTCCATTTCTATGTCCATTTCATCTTCTACTTCGTCTTCAATGTCGAGTTCCATTTCTTGTTCAGCCATTTCTGACTCTTTTTCCATTTCTGAACCTTCTTCCATTTCGACTGCTTCAACCTTCTCTTCCTCAGAGAGTGATTCTTTTACTAATTCACTGATTTCTTCCTTCATAGTAGAAGCAAGTATTCCTTTTGCATTTTCTGTTACGGCTTCCTCCAAATTTTTCATTTGTAGTAGTGCCTCTTCAACTAATGATTTTTTAGTTTCGTTTGCCATTTTTTGTTTTTTGCGCAATTGTTTATTGATTATTATCATATAAATATTACCAAAACACAAAAAATATCATTTTTGGAATATATAAGCATAAAAAAAATCGGAAGTCACCCTCCGATTCTTTAGTTTTTTGGTTTGATTTTTGTTATTCGTAAACCTCGTCGATTTTACTTTCAGAACATGCAGTGATTCTCCAATCATGTGGAAAACCCTCAAACTTTTTAGTTACTTTAGATTCCACTTCGGTTACGTTGTAACCTTTTACTAGTTTCTCTTCTCTAATTTTTTTAATCTTCCCAGTGTTGTCATCAGGTAGGTCATACTGAATTTTTGCTACGAAATATTTTTCATCCATGTTTTTATATTTTTTTAATTATCTAAATAATGAGATAATCTTTTCATTAAGTCAATAGATGCACCCATTCCTCCGTCTAATCTTGCTTCAGGTTCAGGTCTTTTTTCTTCTTCTAAGTTCTCTTCGTACTTACCTTTATCGTCTTTATTAAGGAATAAGTAAGCACCAGGTGTAGATGGTGATGACACCAAATCAAAACATATAAGTTCAAAGTCCTCTTGAACTTCATTTCTTTCACCTTTCTTAGCCAATGAACCGACACCACGTGAAGATACCCCCATAGTGACACCCTGTCTCATTAAGTTAGCTGCTTGGTCACCAGGACAGGACACAACACCTGTTTGATGAAACCCTGGAGATGTGAGTAATTTAATCTTACCCATTAATGTATTACCTTCCCACCACATTTCTGTAATTAGGTGTGATACACGGTCCAAATCTATTAATGAAGACTCGGGGTGATTAAGTTCAGATATTGATAACCCTTTTTTAATTGCTTCATTATATCTTTCAGCTTCTCTACGTAAAATCTTTTCTGGATAAACACGACCGTTTCTATTTGGTGTGTCGAATTTTTGTAATACCGCATAAAACTCAAATGGTTTAGAGTGGTCTAACTGACCATACGATTCTTTGATTACATCGGCATTACGGCTATCATTGGGATTCACATACCCTGCGTCCCATTCAATCAATATTCCTTTACCTATATCTTGTGGTCCTAAAACTCTCATATCATTTAATCTTTATTATAAATACTCAGAAATGGTAATTAGTTAAAGTGTTGACCATATACAATGTCCCACTCGCTAATTTCGACACCAATATACTTTGTATATTTTCGGTTCATAATCTCTACAATGTGGAGACTAATAGCCCGACCCAATGCTAAGTCTTCACCTGTGTGATGGTCTTTTAATGCCCATGTCTCCGCAAATCCCGTTACGTCTGATGGTGATTCACCATAATAATAAAATACCTTATCTATCTCCACATGAACACTGAGACCATCTTCAATCTCACCTACCAACATTACTTTTTCAAATGTCACACGAGTATAATCTTCATCAAATGTGAAATCAGATACGTCTATAATATTATTAAGGTCATCAATTGCCGTATTAGCTTCATTGATGACCTTCTTTAAATTCTTTAACTGAGACTCTGTAATTTTAATTTTCATGAAAAAAGGTCTTTATTATAAATATTCCTTATTTTTCGTTTTGGTCTTAGATAGTGTAAAATAGTTTGAATTATGTAACTCATCTTTATATATTGACGTAGTTATTTTTTTAATTCTATCTCGTAAAATAGGTGATTTAAAATCAACATGCTCCTTTAAAAATAAAGTAATTTCTAAGTTCATAAAAGATTTTTTACCAATCTGAATCCCACTACTTCGCAAATCTAAATCAACAATGTTGTGTGATTCAAATATTAAGGGGTCGACGGACTCTAATAAGTTATGTTTAATATTTCTATTTAAGTTACCATTTATCCTATTCCAATTATCTGATTCTATTTTTGGTTGAATCCACGACTGTATAGTTATGTAGATTGATTTAAGATTATGAGCATCTACAGTACCATAATTACATTTAGCATTTTCAAAGATATCTAACTTTGAACTTTTTCCTTTTTTCATATATTTCCATATGTCTTATTTGTTTATTGTTAGTAAAATAATAATAAAGTTTACTCCATTAGTCAAAATTGACATTAAAAAACTATTTATCTATAATAGGAACATATGTTAGTAGTAAAAGTAAATAAAAAAGGTGGTATAGAACGTGCACTTAAAGAGTACAAAAGAAAGTTCATTAAGACTAAACAACTTAATAAACTTAGAGATGATAGGTATTATGAAAAACCAAGCTCTAAAAAAAGAAAGAAATTTCAAAAGGCCAAGTATGTACAAAAAATAAAGGATTCAGAAATCTGAACCCTTTATTAATCTATAACCCTTCGTGTAATTGTTTGAGTTTGTATAGTGAAACTAAATCGTTTTCACTTTCATTAATCTTAGAAATAGTATTATTAACTTTTTCACTTAATTCGTTATCACTATTTTCGTTTAATGTTGATTGAAGCTTACCGATAACTGATTCTTTTAATTCAGTCATTTCTTTAGTAATTTCTTCTTTAGTCATTGAAAGTAATCCTTTTAATTCTTCCTTGTCAGCTTCATTAATATTATCGTATTCTTTATTGAAGGTATTCGACGCAATTTTCAACATTGTGGATAATGGTAAGTTTACCGATTCTTTGATTACATCTTCAATCTTTGTTTCTGTAAGTGTGGTTTGAATCTTTAATTTTGATTCGACAACCTGCTCTAACTTAGTTAAAGATTTTTCGTATATAATATTATCGATATCTTTATAACTGTTTTCAACAGACTCATCTAATATAGAATTAACCCATTTAGATAACTCTTCGATTTTTTCTTTATTATTTGTAATAATGTCATTTAATTTTTCAAAAGACTCATTTAAGTATATTATTGCAACTTCTTTAGATAATCCTTTTTGTGTGTTTAATTCATCATAAAGGTAATACGCTTCCGCTAAGTTTTTATCCCCTAATATTTTAGATTTAAATCCTGACATATTAGTTTTAAAAGATGACTTTCCGTATGTTGAAATTAATACTCTTTCAATCTTAGATTTTATTTGACCAAATTTATTCATAATCATTTTTATTTATAAATATACTTTATTTAAGTAAGTTGTTTAATTTTTCTTCCATCTCACCTAATGAATCTCTACCTTTTGATAGGTCAATAGTCTCATCTTGACCGAACAATGTCGAATCTTCTAAGATTAAATCTAAGTCTTTATTTTTAACAAATGTCTCAGGTGCTAATTCGGGTTCACTACCAGTACCTACTTCGCCAGCGGGTTCACCACCTAAATCGCCACCTAAATCACTACCTAAATCACCACCGAAGTCACTACCCCCACCGAAGTCACCTCCACCACCAAAGTCGTCTCCTCCTTCAGTATCAGATTCACCTTCAGGTTTAGCATCTTTCTGTCCATATAGTTTGTCAAGGTTATCAAAGATACCTGTATTGACAATAACTTCTTGAGTTTTTTCCAACTCACCTGCAACCGCCCTTTCGATACGTTGTTGTTGTAGGTCAAGTTTGATTTCCTCATCAGAGAACCCAAGAATATGTTTCTTAGCCCATGATGATGAAACAGGAAGGATACCATTACCTGGGTCAGTAGTTGCATCTCTATATAACTGAATCTTCTGTTGCCATTGTTCCACCTTCAACAAATCAGCTTGTGACGATGGATTAGTTAAACCTAATGTGAAGTTTTGTAATTCATCTTCAAATCCTAAAATATATAAGTGAATTATTGCTATCTTATTTAACTCTTGTACCATAGACCTTTGTACTCTATTAATAGTTCGAGCGAAACGAATATCTTGTAGAGCCAAGTTCTTACCTTCACCTGTGACCTCCTCAAAACCTAAGAATGCCTTTGGTACTCTTAATGCTGTGAGTAATTTCTTTTGAATATACTCTATATCCGCAATTTCTGATAGGTTTGTAGCACCTGGTAAGGTATCTATCGGATTTGGAGAGTTAGGGTCTCTAACAGGTATAAAATAGTCTTGGTCTACGGCCATTTGGTTCATACGTAGGTCGACATTACCTGTTTGAGGGTCAGCAACTTGGTCACGTTTGAACTTATTGGCTACTCTTTGTACATACGGTTCGACATCTTTGTCATCCATATTACCAACAAATACTTTAAACACCCTTCTTTCAGGTGCTCTAGATGTTCTATATATTAACATAGCATCTTCAGAGAGAATAAGTTGTTTCCATATTCTTCTGGCTTTTTCCAACATAGAAGTCCCGTAAGGAAGTTTACGGTCATCACCCAATAATCTAAAGTGAGCAATTTCCCACGTATTGAATTCCATATCCTTAACCTTCCATTTGAATTTTAACGCATCTTCGTCAGCGTCTCCTGTTGGTTGTTGAATACCATATTGACCAGGTGAGGATTTCATTCCTCTTTCCAATCTTTCGATTTCAATGTTAGGTAATTGTTGTCCACCCACAATACCTTTTTCAGGGTCCAATTTCAAGTATACAAAGTTATCACCGTACTTAGCGGTGTTTCTTGTCCACATCGGTAAGTTAGTGTCTATATCTAATCTATTATTAAATAAATCTGTTAGTACCGATTTAATTCTTTTACTCTCGGAAAAAACTTGTAATATGTAACCGTCTTCGTTAGCTGTTGTTGATTCCTCGGCGTATATATCAAGGGCAGCAGAAATTTCAGGTGTAAACTCCATACTCTCATAATCGTAAAACGCTGCCAATCTTGTTGGTTCATAATATACTGCCTGAGTATATAAGTTATTTTCAACTTTTTGCCATTGTTGACCTAAGTATAGTGTTTGTTGTGCTTCAAGTTTTTCTCTATCATACTCCTCCTTATCACGTGTTTTTAATAATTCTTTCTTATCAAAATTGTAAACAGGTGGCTGTTGGTCCAATGTTGAATCGGGACCAAATACTTTGGTTAATCTCTGCCAAACAGTAAAGTTATTTTCTGCCATTTTGTTTTTTTATATAAATAGTAGTAATATTCTACAATAATTCAATCTTTTATCTTCTACTTCCGAATAACCATAAATAGTTTTCATAATCACTTTTCGTTGCGTTACCTGTACGACCATTTCTATAGGGGTCATTTGGTAATGCCGACAGAGAAGGATTATAATTATCTACTGGGTTAGTTACCGGTGTTTCTTGTACATACCAACTATCAACCATTGCTTTAGTTTGTTCAGTCACTTTCTCTAAAGAAGTAAATGAATTTTCACCTACGTATATCGCCATAGCCATTGCCATAATCAAATCATCATGTTGTCCTTTTATGTGGTCAGGTCTACCGTTAACATAAACAAACGTATTTAATTCATTTAAAAGTCTTGTTGAACGAACCTTATAATCGTGTCTTAAAGATTCCTCAAAGGAGGCAACAATTTGTACACGTTTACTATTGAAATTTAAACCAGGTATCTTTTCCATAGCCTTAGGGTTGTATTTCCATTTGTCCGCAGCATTCACACCTTCTACATATAAGTTTTGGTACCCCATCTCTTGGAGTTTTCGGGACGTTGATACTCCCATACCTCCCGTGATATCAATAACCACAAACGCATTATACATAGTTGCCCATTTAAATGCAATTTCAGCGGCAACATCAGGTGGTATTTTCCCTAAATACTCTAAAACTTGTTCCCTTTCATCAAAATCAATAATACAAAACGTTGTGAAATCCTCACTGTCACCACGAGAAACGTCTATACCCATTATGTACTTATGATTAGCAATAGGTTCTTTCCATTGCCATAGTGAACCACCCATAAACTTATTCTCTGGTGGCATAATATGGTTTTCTTTTAACTTTTCAATAGTTTCATTAGGAATTACATTGTCACCTGAACCTAAAAAGTTACACTCAAGCTCCTGAGAAATTTTTCTACGGTCAAACTTAAGTTTTTTAGCCATAGACTCAAACCAGCTGGAGTATGGTTTATATCCCTTATCAAAATAATTTTTAATTTCTTCAAAATCTCTTTGTCTAGGGTCTATATGTGTATAGTCAATAATAATTTCACTATCGTTATAGTCATCACGATTTAACATATAGTGTATAATGTCCTTACACTTTATTAATTGTAAGTTTTTGGCGTATCGAGGGTCTTTATACCAATACATGTCGGTAATCTTAAAGTCATTCATCCCCCTTAATGCTTGGTCATAAATCGCATAATATATACGGTCAAAACCGTTAGGTGTTGATATTACGATTACTTTACCACCAGTAGATAGTGAAGCCATACATGCAGACCAAAAGTCATCATCGGCCTCAATAAACGCAGCTTCATCAAAAATCAGAATAGTAGGGGTATACCCACGCAAGGCATCTTTAGAAGTCGCAACCGCTTTAACCTCACATCCATTATTTAACTTAAAGTGTCTTTGTGAGTTTTTTTCATTTGAAAATTTAACCCCTAACCAATCAGGCCATTGGTCAACAAAAGAACGTATCTTATTTGCAAATTCCATAGACGTATCTAATTTATTTGCAATGATTAGTATCTTTTCTGGTTTACTCTTCTTAGCTGTAACTAATTTTTTAGACGACCAAGCTGCGGTAACTGTTGATACACCAGCTTGACGATATTTGATTGCAATATTTTCTTCAAAATTATCATAATCAAAAATTAATTTGTCTTGGTCAGGAAAAAGTTCGAGTGGTACGTAACGAGATTGTGTATTGTCGTATGTTTGTAAGTATGTCTTTAATGCATATGACGTATCCTTAACTATTTTTGCGTATTCTACTAATGCTTTTTCTCTCGTTAAACCCATAATACATGATTTAGATTTTTTATGTTAAATCGATTCCAAGACCACCTAAAAAATCTCTAAACTCATCATCGTCTTCCTCATCGTTTTCAATATTACCTAATGCATCTTCTAAATCATATTGACGTAATTCTTCAGTGATTTCATCAACCATTCTCTTAACTATCTTTTCACCTTTTTCTGAATTTGTCAAAATTTCTCTTGCAACTTCAAAGAACTCTTCAGTCGATAGTGCAGAAAAACGAGAAAATAAGTAATTCTGTATTTCTCTCATATCATCAGCAAATAAGTCTTCAGGGTAAGATTCGACAAATTTTTCCCAAATAACTGGTCCTAATCTTAAATCCCAAATTTCGTATGGTAATGTGTCTTGAGAACCCATAACCATTTCAGCAGCTTTAGGGTCATCAGGTAATCCCTGAGTACCTAATACTTCATAAACTCCTTTAATTAACTCATGTATTAATACAGGGAAGAAAAGTCCCTTGGCTTTGATTGTTGGTGGGTCAGTAGTTTCATCAACTTCTTCAGAACCCTGAACACCCTCACCTGAACCTGCCATCATTTGTGCCATTTGGTCAGGTACTATCCAATACATTAAATCAGCAATAGACATTAGTACACCATAAAGATTCAAAAGTTGTGGGTCTAAACGGTCCAATTCTTCACGAACTAAACTAAACATATAATGACCCTTCTTTGATGCCCCCTGAATAAGAGAATTAATAAAACGTCTTTTTGCCTTTTCCATGTCAAACTTATCCATAGCATCCATGAATGCTTCAATATCGTCTTCCATGTCGTCAGAATTTTCATCACCGAACATCTTCATAATATCTTCCTCATCAGGTTCTTCTGATGAAGGTCTCATCTTAGAAGTATCAATCTGACCCATACCTGATAATAGCTCTACGTCGAATTGGAATGCATCGTCAGGAAGTGCCATTTCTTTCTTGACTAAGTCAATCGCTAAGTTTTCAAGATACTCCTCGTTATCATTCTCAATAGATTTTACTTGTTGTACTGCTCGTTGCAACATCATTTGTAATTCCATAAGGGAGTTTTGATTAGAGATGTCAGTAATACCAGTATAACGTTTAACTTTATCAACGACATCTTTAAACCTTTTTGATGCTAATAATTCTTCAAATGTAGAAACAACACCATCACCATCAATATCAATATCTAAAGCAGGATTATCTGAAAGAGGTGTTTCACGACCCTGTATCTTTGCTTCAATATCTTGAGCCATTCTTTCTGGCCTGTTACCATAATCAATTGGTGCCTCTTTAATCTTCTTTTTCATCTCTAAATTTTATATTTAATGTGTTAAACTTTAAAAAGCTAGGTAATTCTTTTTTTCCTGCTTTAGGTGCTGGTTTGTGTTTTGGTTTGTAAGGTGTTTTTCTGTCTGGTTTTTCTTTAGTACCAGGTTTAACCCTTGTAGGTGCAGTCTTTGTGTCACCTGCTTTAGGTGCTGGTTTGTGTTTTGGTTTGTAAGGTGTCTTTCTTTCAGGTTTAGTTCTTGTAGGTGTCTTCACAGGAGCCTCCTTAGTACCAGGTGACTGTTCAGTTAAATTTAATAAATCTTTTTTACTCATTCTCTTTGGTACGTATTTCTTAACCAAAGATACAATAGATTCTTCAATTTGTCTAATCTGTTCTTCTTTACTTTCTTTTTTAACACAATTAGGTACTTTCTTACCGAACATTGTTTTCATACCTTTCTTTTCGTAACCTTTCCAACACTTAGTCCCTTCATTGGTTTCTACTTTTTCAGGTAGCTTACTGAAATCTTTAGTGTCATCGGCAAACTCATCGGCCATCTTACACCATTTAGATTTAGGACCCTCTTCCTCACACTTAGCAAAGAAGTATTTTTGTTGTGATTTTGATTTAAATTCTTCATCAACTTCCTCACCCATATCTGAACGATTATTATCGGAGTCATCATCCATACCATCAGGAGCCATATCATCTTCATCATGTGGGGTTTCTTGACCTGTTAATTTTTTCATTGCTAAATCACCTAAAGCATTAGACGATGTTATGTTTTCATCTATTTCCCCATCATCAGATGCGGGTTCAAACATTTTCACTAACATGTTAAAATCATCTCTAAAGTAACTTCTTAAATACGCTCTTTTACCATGTACTAATAAACCATCTCTATCTGTTTGGTATTCTTCCCAATCATCCCAATAAAAATCAACCGCATCTTCAACGGCACTTTCAAGTTCAGGACTAAAAGGGCTTGGCATTTTTTCAGGCTCACCTAATTGTTTGTGAATTGATTGATTAAAAAAATGTTGGTCAGAACTACCCCACTCGTTTAATTCCTCTTCAGAGTCTTCTTCACCAATTTTTTGAATTGTTTGGTCTATTTGTTGGTTTAACTGTGATAATTCAGCACCCATCTGTTTAACATCATCTACTTTATCAGTTAAACTTTCTTGTTCCCCAATTACTGCGTTATATAATGTATTGATTTGAGTTTCATTTAACATTTTTAATGACTCAAACTTAATACCTTTATTTAATAAACTTGAAATTTTTTTATTGTTCATGATTTATAATATTTTTTTCATATGTTAATATGATATCTCTTTCATATATCTTATCTTCCACTTCTTTAACAGTATCACCATATCTAAATACTAAACGAGTGAATTTATCTTCTGTTATGGCTGTAGTTTCACTATCTTCCCACGCTAAGGATATTACACCTTCTACCGCATCATAAACAGAGAAAAAATCTGAATTTTGGATTAAGTTTAACTCAATACCTGAATTTCTTAATACCCCAACCTTCTTTATAAAATGAATAAGGGGTGGAGTTGGGTCACCACTAGCAGGTTCTTTATCCCAATCTTCACCCCATACATCGTCAACGTCACTAAAAATAAACTCGTAAATATTATCCCCTTTAAAGTTGGGACCAAGTTCGTTAACGTATACTAATTTCATAATAACTCACCCTTTTGAGAGACTTTAATCTGTTGACCGTCGTTCTCAAATACTAAGTTACCTTTGTTTGTCTTTCCTAAAAACTTAATTGTTTTGTTTTCTTTTAACAAAAAGTTTGCCGTCAATTCTTGCTCTACTGTTTCACACATTGACTTCATTTCTTTTCTTACCGTTACTTTTTGAATTTTTTCAGTAATAAAATTTTTGATATTTTTTGATTCAGTCAATGTTTTCTCTTCGTCACTAATTACGAAGTACTTTGATAATACTTTGTCGATTTTAGATTCTGCAAAGATTTCATCAATTACTTTCTCACCTACTTCAGACGATGCATCCATTGGTTCTTCAATGTCCATATCTAAGTCCATGTCTAAGTCTAGTTCGTCACCTGCATCCACATCTAAGTCAGCCTCATCGTCTACACCGTAGTCAATTTCGTCATCCTCAAAATTTTCTAAAATATCTTCTTTATCTTCTTCAGTTAACTTTTCTAAATCAACCGCTGAGATAATTGAGTTCAACACATATTTAATATCTTCAGAACTTAAACCATCTTGTTGGTCTATAGTTCTTAATTTTTGACCTAACTTACCTGTTAGTTTTTGAATTTCTTTGATTGAGATTTCCTCTTCACCTGCAGGTGATTCAGCGTCTAAGTCCAAATCCATATCTAACTCTTCTTCACCACCTTCATCGTTCGTACCTAAGTCCATGTCTAAATCCATGTCTAAATCCATTTCTTCTTCACCACCTTCAGAACCCATGTCTAAATCTAAATCCATTTCTGGTTCCATTACAGGTTCTTCAACTTCAGGTTTAGGTGTTTTTAGTACAAACTTTTTTTCTTGTTCACCAAATAAATTTAAACCTTCATCATTTTCATGAAGTATATTCATTTCCTTAATAATCAAATTTAGTTTCTTCAGTGCCTTAGAATATGAAGAATGGTATCTTCTATTTTCTGCCGGCTCGTCATAAGTCATTTCAGATTCATTTAAACCTGATTTAATAATATACCCATTTTTTTCATGAATAATACTATAATATTTACCATCTGCTAATTGTCTAGTATAATCAACAGTTTCATTAACATTCATATCAGAACGCTCAGTATCGTTATAACGTGCAATTTCCATGATGCGTCTTAACTTTTCATCACCTTGTAATTTTTCACTTCCGATAGGTTTTAAATCTCCCATTTTATATTATTTTTCTTTTTTTAGTTTAATTATTAACTCCGTTTCCACCAAGTTTAACGGTACTACATTGTACTACCTCTGTTCCATCGGCTTTACTATAAACCGCATGAACGGTTTCAGTCGAACCTGAGAAAGCTTTATATTCCGTTGCCGGGTTACATCCTTGTCCCATAATAGTTTTTATATATAAATATACCGTAATAAAGGATTTGACATTATTTCCTATATTTAGGTAGTTTTATAACTCGTTTTCTTGTTCCAACGATAGATTTTTGTCTACTAATTCATTGGTGAAGTCGAATAATTTTTGAATATAACCATTACGTCTTAAAAATTTAAATACTAAGTTTTCGTAAGAATATTCACCTTCTTTTTCCAAACCACAACTTCTATATTTTTTTAACCTTTCTTTTACTTTATCTATTATTTCTAACGCAGTATCTAAATCCTCATCTTTGGCATTACTAATAACTGTATCAATAATTTCCATCCATTGATTTGCCTTTTCAGTTAATTTTTTCTCATCAATAGACACACTTTCCTTAGTTGGTTCATTAATCCACTCATCATATAATACGGAGTATACTCCTGTTGAGAAATGTGGTTCTGAGGAGTCCTGAACGTATAATTCCGCTTCATAACCTTTGACGAGAATATCGTGGGTGGAGTTAAATAACGTCTTTTTTAATTTAAATAATTCTTTATATAAATTTTTTTGTTCTCCAGACTCGGTAAAGTCATATAGTATGTGTAAATCAATATCTGAGAATTCAGACCAATTATAATTGGACAGCGAACCTGTCATTG